ATGGTAAGAAGTTCCGCGTAGTAATGAAGGTCGAAAACTTCAAACTTCTTGATGGTTCATATGATGTTTCTATTGCCAAAAAGGGTATGGCGCGATTCAAGCATAAGACTGTCGATATCGTTTACTATATTGCAATTGAAGCCGCAAACTCGACTTTCGGTGAGGAATAATTATGGCTATTGATAAAGCAAAGGTTCTAGGATGCCTCCAGGAAATCTCAAACTCGTTGACTCGTATTGAAGCCGAACGAGATTTGATTCGTGAGATCCTTGCGAAGATGCAGGATGAGTGCGAGATTCCAAAGAAGTTGGGTCGTAAACTGGCAAAGACTTATCACAAGCGTAATTATGAGGAGGAAGTTGCAGAGCAGACTGACTTCCAAACCATTTACGAAAACGTGGCTAAATAAGTCTATTGGGGTGCGGTTTTCTTGCCGACGGTACTATCCGCCAGACTGCTCATCGTGAGGGTTCACCTCCTCCACCCCATCTTCTCTTTTAGGAATATATTATGCATAAATCTGAATTGCCTATTCTAATCGTAATTCTGTTGACCGCAATTTTCGCTCTTGCGAACACATACTTCCATTGGATTCCGTATTCTGCACCTCCAGTCATGTTGATGATTGGGATCGCATTATATTCGTTATGGGAGCATAAACGTGGCAACAAGACGTAATTTTTTCAAGTATCTTGGACTTGCTGGTGGTATTGCTGGTGGTGGCGTAGTTGCCGCCGCAGCCGTTTTACCAGATTCTGAAAAAGCAAAGTGTATCAAGGAAATTGAATCTACTGGTTACAATGGCAAATTAGCCATTGGTGCTGAGTATGGTGAACTGCTTCCGACAGAACCTAATACATTCCGTTTTGGATCGCAGTTTGTTCCTGGAACTGAACGACATGTAAAGGCAAGTATGACCGTCGGACCAGATGGCGAGATGTACTTGTATACAAACGGTAAATGGCGTAGAATAGTAACTGAGTGACAAGGAGTTTTATATTATGGTTGAAGCATTGTGGGTTGAAAAATACCGTCCTCATACTATTGCCGATTGTATCCTTCCTGAGGAATACAAGTCCACTTTTCAGTCGTATGTAGATCGCAAGGAGATTCCTCATCTTCTTCTCTGCGGTGGACCAGGCACTGGTAAGACTACGGTTGCACGTGCGTTGTGTGATGAAATTGGTTGTGACTATTTGATGATCAATGGTTCGGATGAGTCAGGCATTGATACCTTCCGAGTCAAGATCAAGAACTACGCAAGTTCAATGTCTCTTGGCGGTGGTAAGAAAGTTATCATTATCGATGAAGCAGATTATCTGAATCCAAACTCAACTCAGCCAGCCATGCGTGCTGCGATGGAAGAGTTTGCTCATAACTGCACTTTCATCATGACTTGTAATTATAAGAATCGCATTATTGAACCACTACATTCTCGTTGCGCTGTAATTGAGTTTAAACTTCGTAAAGAAGATAAACCTAAGATGGCAATGGCATTCATGAAACGCGCAGCAGAGATTTTGGCTGTTGAGAAAATCCCATACGATAAATCAGTTCTTGCAGAAGTTGTAAAGAAACACTTCCCTGACTATCGTCGAGTGTTGAATGAACTTCAGCGATACTCTGTTAGCGGCAAAATTGACTCTGGCATTCTCACTAGCATTGCTGATGTGTCATTAAATGATTTGATTACATCGCTCAAAGATCAAAACTTCGGAGCAATGCGTAAATGGGTTGCCGACTTTGGTGGTGATGATCCTGCAAAAATCTATCGTAAGATCTATGATAGTTTATATGATGTGATGGATAAGTCTACGATTCCAAATGCAGTTTTGATTCTCGCAAAATATCAGTATCAATCTGCATTTGTTGCTGATCAGGAACTGAACCTCACCGCATGTCTCACTGAGATGATGGTGGAGTGTAAGTTCAATGGCTGATCTCTTCAAAGAAATTATTCCGTCTATTCTACAGACGAAAGAGTATGCTCTCCTAACAGAACAGGATGAAAAGTCATACTCATCATTTATGGTTAATCGTGCACTTTCGTATCATAGAGACACAGTTCTCTGGGCGAACGAAATGAATCGATTTACGACTCTTGATAACAAACTCAAATATGACTTTCTCCTAAATATTATAAGAGCCCAAAAGCGTCCATATTCAAAGTGGCATAAAAAGGCTTCAAGTAGTGATTTGAGTGTTGTTAAGGAATACTATGGATACTCCGACGCGAAAGCCGAGGAAGCATGTAAGATCCTCTCCGACGACCAAATCACCGAAATGAAAAAACAGTTATATAAGGGTGATTGATCATGGTCGAAAAATTAGTAGAAGTCACATTAGAAAAGCAAGACGACTTCCTCAAGGTTCGCGAAACTCTTACACGCATCGGAGTCGCTGCAAAGAATGATAACATTCTTTATCAGTCTTGCCATATTCTCCACAAACAGGGAAAGTATTACATTGTCCACTTTAAGGAACTATTTGAGTTGGACGGAAAGCCAAGCAATATGTCAGACAATGACATTCAGAGACGCAATACAATCGCGAATCTAATGGCTGAATGGGGGCTCGTCAAACTCGTGAGTCCAGAAAAAACAAAAGACAATGTTGCGCCACTATCACAAATTAAGATTCTTCCGTTCAAAGATAAGAATCAGTGGCAATTGGTTTCTAAGTATACAATCGGTAAGAAAAAGAAGGATACTGTATGATCTATTTGAGTGTGTATAGACTTCGTGATGATTTATTATTACCAACATACGGAACCACTTTAGCAAACTGTTTTGACTTATCATTCCAACCAACAAGTAATGTTGTTACTGGATATGATTCATTCAACTCACCCATAGAACGCGAAGTAAACTCATTTGGAGAAATCTCCATTTATTCTGGAGATCGCTTGTTAATTCCGACAGGCTTGATCTTTAAGATTGATCATCGCAAGACAATCGAAACATACGCTGACATCTCACGTGCAGAACTACCGCTACAAAATCATAGCATTCGTTTGCATCCTCGCTCTGGTCTTTCGCTTAAGAAAGGATTGATCCTAGCGAACTGTGAAGGTATTGTTGATGTTGATTATCAAGAGGAAGTATTTGTGCTCTTAACAAATGCATCAAAGATGCATGCAACAATTCGAAGAGGCGATCGTATCGCTCAAGGTGAAGTTGTTTGTAACGAACCATTTCATATTGCAGTGTGTAACACATGTCCAACAAAACACTCTGAGCGTGCTGGCGGATTTGGCTCAACTGGAGTTTCTGCTGAAACTCCTCCGATGGAGGAATGGACAGTAGACGGACCAACAAATTTTGGCTAAATAGAATTGGATGCCCATAAGGGGTCCATAACTATAAACTTGCTTAAAAAGGAGTAATACAATGACTAATATCACTGCACTTGCATCATCATTCGATCGCCTTCTTCCAACCGCTCTTGGGTTTGAAAATGCGTTCGCCGCTCTCGACAATGCGGCTCATCTCGTGACAGCAACATCTAATGCCTTCCCACCTGTGAATGTCGTCAAGAAAGACGAATACAATTTTGTCGTGGAATTGGCAGTTGCTGGCTACAAACAAGATGAGATTGAAATCACTGCTGAAAAAAACTCACTCAAAGTTACAGGCAAAAAGACAGACGAAGACACTCGCGAATATCTTGTAAAGGGTATCGCTGGTCGTAAGTTTGCTCGTCAATTTGTATTGTCTGATACAGTAGTGGTTCGCGATGCTAACCTTGCTGATGGCATTCTTTCCATTGAATTGGAAAATGTCATTCCTGAAGAACAGAAACCTCGTAAGATTACCATTAAGTAAACATTGAGAACTATATTATGATTCGTGATGAACTCTCGTGGGATGAATTGTTTATCTTACAGGCTTCTCTGATCGCTCAGAAAAGCAAGGACCCGTCGACAAAAGTCGGCTGCGTGATCGTCAATGATGACAATGTCATTTTGTCGACGGGTTTTAATGGATTCCCTCGCGGCATTGAAGAAGATTGGAAAGATCGTTGGAAGCGTCCAGAAAAGTATCACTGGGTTGAACACGCTGAACGCAACGCAATCTTCAATGCTGCTCGCGTTGGTGTATTACTCAACAATTCACGCGCATACCTAAACTGGGAACCAAAGCCATGCGCTGATTGCACACGCGCATTGATTCAAGCAGGAATCAAGGAAGTCATCGGACCGAATCGCCCATTTGCTGGCGTTGGTGCTGGTAAGCACTACTCAATAGAACACGCCGAACAGATGCTCCGTGAAGCAGGAGTCCGAGTACGCTATTTTGACCTTCCCCCAGAACTCGGGGAACCCTCATTCTAGGACCGCTCTCTCGGCTCTCTCCTCGGCGAGAGAGGGTGCCGTAAGTTATTGATTTTACAAGAAATTCTTCTGTTGTAAATTCGAGTGTCTTGTACGATAATTGTTGTATGATACATGAAATTGAACGCTCAGCCGCAGCGTATAGG